TACCATCAATATCTGCATCACCAGAAATATCTAATGAAGCACCATCTACTTCGCCTGTTACTGTAATACTATCTACATAAGCATCTTTAAAACGAACACCTGTTGTGCCTAAATCAACATCGCTATCTGTTTGTGGTCCAAAAACACCATCTGATACAAACACTTGTTCAGCATTAGCAGCATAAAAATGTATTTCATCTGCTGTTTCAAAATCTATTTTTGTTTCATCATCTTCACCTATTTTAATATCTGTAGCTAGTAAAGAGGTAATACCTGTCTGAGCTGCATCTATTGTTAAGGTTAAATCAAATGGGTCTGAGTCTGAACCATCACTTGTGTCTGTAAAGTTTGTGGTAATACCAGAACCAATAATTTTTAGTTCTTTACCATTATCTATTGTAACTTCTGTGCCATCATCATCCTCAACTACAAAAGAAGTAGAAGAAGCTGCAACTAAATCTATAGTACCATCGGCATCTTGATAAGTAGCTGTAATGTTTGTTTCTGTGTTAGAACTAAACATAGCTCCAACTGTGTCTTGTATAACTTCTGTTAGGTCTATATTTCCAGTACCATCAAAACTTACACCATGAATATTTCTAGCAGTTTCTAGAGCTGTAGCTGTTGCTGAATTACCAGTAGTGTCTTGGTTAAGTGTGCCAATTACAAAATCTAAAGTATTATCAGAATCATCATAACTAACTGTAATATTAGTTTCGGTATTTGAAGATACCATTGCTCCAACAGTATCAGAAATAGTTTCTGCTAAAGTTACACCATTAACAGTTATAGCATCTGCTTCAAGAGTTCCATCAATATCAACATCACCTGAAACATCTAAACTAACAGCATCAACTTCACCGGCTACAGTAAGTACCCCATCAGCTAATGTCATTAGGTCTGTATCATCAGTATGTCCAATGGTTGTACCATTTATAATAACATTATCAACAGTCAAGGTTGTAAGTGTGCCAAGACTTGTAATATTTGATTGAGCTGCACCTGTTACTGTTGCTGCTGTTCCAGAAACATTACCTGTAACATTACCTGTCAATGGACCGGCAAAAGCATCGGCTGTAACTGTGCCATCAAAAAATGCATCTTTAAACTCTAAGCTAGATGTACCTAAGTCAATATCATTATTAGTTACTGGAACTAAAGCACCATCTTGTAATTTTATCTGGTCTGCACCAGCTGCCCTAAATATAATATTATTATCTGTGGCAAAATCTATATCGTTATCTGCATCTCTACCAATAACTAAACTTGTATTTAGTAAAGATGATATTGTTGTTTGTGATGAGCCAAGTACAAAATCAAGTGTATTATCACCATCTTCAAAAGTAACAGAAATACCTGTTTCAGTATTAGAGCTTACCATGCCTCCGACAGCATCAGTAATAACTTCATTTAAAGTTGCACCATTTACTGTAATAGCATCTGCCTCTAATGTACCATCTATATCAGCATCGCCAGATATATCTAAAGAACCAGCATCTAGTTCTCCTGTTAATGTTACATTTCTAAAACTTGCAATATCTTTGTTGCTATCTACTACTACTGCTTTAGAAGCTGCAACAGTTCCTGCTGTAACTCCATCAATAGTTTCTAGTTCTGCTTCACTAATATCTGCTGAACCAATAACAAAACTTGTACCTGTGATAGTTGTACCTGTAATAGCTGCTGCACTTGAGCCACCTATTATTGCTCCATCAACAGTACCACCATTTATGTCTGCAGTATCAGCCACTAGGCTATCAATATTGGCAGTACCATCAATGAATAAATCTTTAAATTCTAAACTAGATGTTCCTAAATCAATATCATTGTTTGTTATAGGAACTATAGCTCCATCTTGTATTCTTAATTGTTGTACTGAAGAGGATGATACCTCTACATAAAATTCTATATGATTGTTTGATGTATCTATTAATACTTTGTTGTTTGGGGAAGTTTCTCCAGCATCTCCTATAAGACCTATAACTGGTCCTTCTGCTGTTGTACCATCGTGTTTGTGTCCTGTTGAATTATTAAATGCAGCTAATAATTGATTAAACTCATTATTAAATAATGCTGCTGTGATGGTATCACCATCGTTGATTGTACTTTGTCGTGTATAACTTGCCATATTTTATCTCCTGCCTGATGGTATGTAATCAACATAAAAGCCATTTACAATGTATGAAGCTTTTGTATCATTACTTTGTATTCTAAAATTATTACTACTTCCACTACCTACTAAAGGTATTCTTACTAAAGGTTGTTCTGATGCTCCAAATTTATTAGTACCAAATACTGCTGTACCGAATACTGAAGGAGCTGGAACTGAGTCTAAAGTTATATCAGCTGGTTGAGGAATATCCAAACTATCATAATCAAATCTTACTCGTAAGTCTGGTTGTATCTCATCCTCTGGACCAAAAGATATTTTTATATAATGTAAAGTCTTTAATGTACCAAAATCACCATAATCATAATTAGGTGTTTGGTATCTTGCATCTATTGCTGAACCATTAAAGTTATTACCTGTATCATGTAAATATACAAAACCATTTGTATCGCCATGATAATAAACCTCTACTCCATTATTATCAAAGTTAGAACCTATAGCTGTAACTTCAATACCTAAAGTTTCTGACCATTGAAATCCATTAGGTCTTAATGTACCTATGATTCCTCTTTGTGAAGAATCAGAAGCACTTGTTTTTGTGTAATATAATCTGTATTGTGATTTTTCTCTGATTACTAGACTATTAATTACAAAATCATTTATTGTCTCTGCTAAATCGCTTATAAGTGGTTGTATCTGTTTACTAATAGTTCCCAACTCCACATCGCCAATCCTTACAGTACCAGCGACTGTTCTAAGACCATCTGGTGCTAAAAATATTAAGTCACCACCAATCTCTTGAATACTATAACCACTTAAACATCCCACATTCTTTGTAACTGGAACTATTGCTATGTTACTTGAATCATTTATATTTATTAATTTAAAAATACTATTTCTACAAAATATAAATAATTCGTTTCGGAAACTTTTAATACCTTCTACTTGGTCCTCTAATACTATGTTACCTGAACCTGTTGATGTAAAATCATCTGGGTCTAAAGTTCCACTAAAAAATATAGTATTTAAATTATCTTCAACTCCAGCAGCTACTAAATGTTTATCGTGTACTGCTAAAAATTTAACACCTTTTGTTGTTGATACAGTAACTTCTGAAGAAAAGAAAGTTCTAGAAGTTAATATACCAGTTCCTTCCATTCTAAAACTGTAAACTTTATTAGCTCCATCTGCTATAAATACTGTACCATAATCAGATGTAGCTGTGTCAAATATAGCAAACTGTACTTGTCCTTGACTTGTTCTATTTAAAACACTTCTGCCAGTAAAGGTACTATGATTATCACCACTTCCTGATACTGAGCTTCTATTTATTTGTAACCAACTTGTTCCTGTATTACTAAAATAAATATCATCATCTACACAAGCTATAACTCCATCTGCGTAAGGAAATACTCCTAATATAGTATCTACTGAACCTGAAGGTTTAACAGCACTATCACCACCAAACTTAGCAAAACCACTTACTCTTCTGTAGCCTCCTTTTACAGAAACTTCAAAATTTTGTAACTTCGTTGCTACTCCGGGAGTTCTTACTAAATCTAAAGCATTAGAAGCAGTAACTAATCCTCCATCACAAGCAACTGCGTAAGGTTGTGAACGAGCCATAATTAAAAATAAGTTCTATCGTCTGTCATAAACTTAGGAGCAGGATTTATTAAATTTGACTTCATGTATTTCATAGCTTTTTTATAATCCTCTAAAGCAAATGCTGCTTGTTGAGGAGATTCTTTAAATTGCCAAATGTAATATCTTGCTCTTGAAGTTATAACATTACTATATTGTTCTGGTAATACTATAGTATCATCATGTGCTGATAAAGCTGTGGGTTTTGTAAAGGCATAAAAATGCACATTATAAACTTTATCAGGTATTA